GCTCGTATCCATCTGTGTCGGAATCCATCCGGCGCAGTCGGTGCATCTAGAGAAGATGGAGGAGCCCACTCTTTTGGTCTTTCAGTATTTGACCGAGTTTGGCTCGCACGTGAAGTTACTTTTTTTTCTTTTTCTTTTGTCATATGCTTATGCTCCTTCCGTGAGTTTTATTTGTTTTGCATACTCTTCTAGTGGCACACCTAATTTTTTAGCTATTGCTACCTGTGAAGATGTGAGTCTTACAGTTTTGCGACCAGATTTTACGCTTCTATTAGCTGAAGCGACCGACTGAACGGGCTTGGCCGTTTGCTTAGTTCCAGTATTACCAAATTTATGGGGAAAGTCAACTTTTATTCTATTATCAACTTCTGCATAATATTCAGTAGATTGAGGGTCAAACCCTTCAGCAACTAGATCTTTATGGATCTCAAATGCTGTATAAGTCATCGCTCTATCCTGTCCAAACCATGTATTTCTCCCTGCCCAGGCCTCTGCTTGAGGGTCCGGTGCGGGTAAATCTTGCACTGTTGGTTGAGGTATATTACCACCATCTTGTAATCGTACAGGTTGCTGTACAACTGGTTGTTCTTGTTTTCTTTGCTCCAACTTTGCATTTTCAAATGCAAGTGTAGCAATTCTTTTATTAGCCTCAACTTGAGCAGTTGCATCACCAGCTTCGATTGCCATTGCAAGTTCTTTTTGCGCGGAATCCATTCCTAGTTTTACATTGTCCTCAAATTTTTTAGTGTAATCAGAATCAACTTTATTAAATCTCTCTTGATCTATTTGTCTTTTCTGTTCTACAGCTCTAGCATATTCTACAGCAGCTTGTTCTCTACGTTCCGCTTCTCTCATCTTACGAGTAAGTTTTGCAATACGTGATTGAACACCTTTACTATAATCTTCTAATTCTTCATTGCTCTTTGTTTCTGGTTCAACTTTTGTTTCTTCTGTTTCTTCTGTTTCTACTTTTATTGTTTCCTGTTCCGCGGGCGCAGTTTCCTGTACCGTTTCTTCTGGTAAACTAACTTCGGTATCTGGACCTGAAGTATCTAAATCTACCATTACTTCATCTTTTTTTATTTTATTTTCTTCTGGCATAGTATCCTTCCTATGTTAAAATTTATGTAGAATATCCGTTGGATCTTCTACGGTTGCTAACACTTCATCCTCGTTTAAAAGACGTACTTCTCCACCATCAATTTCTATTCGTGATCCTGCATAACGAGCAAAGACCACCCAATCACCAACCTTGCACCACGGACCATTTGGATATCTCTCTTTATCAACATAACAAGCATCTCCCATCGCAAGTACGTTTCCGCATTGTGATGCTACTTGTTGTCGGTCTATAGTTTCACCACCTAGTAAAAGTCCGCCTTTTGTTTTTTCATCCATTCTAAATGGTAAAACAAGCATTCTCCAACCAGTTGGTTTTGGTAATTTTGTAGTTTCTTCTGTAACTTCTTTTTTTTCTTTTGATTTTTTTACACCTACTAAATCTTTATTTGGTAGTGTTATCTTTGGGCTTGCCGTCCCCAATATTGATGACTGTTCCTTCATTTTTCTCCTCTGAGTTAAGCAGGCTAGAAAGTTCCTGACGCACTAATTCTAGTGCATTTATTTGTCCTAATATATACCTGTATTTTTCCATGCTGTCAACACCAGTGGTTACAACATTAGTTAGATTCTCTAATTGTAATTGTAGTGCTCTTTGTAGTTTATAAATTACTGTTTCGGGGCTCATTAACAATTCCACTTTCTAAGTGATTTAGATAATCTATCATCACCTGTATTATTGCTTGGTTTTTGTCTCTTTCTCATACCAGTCATTCTAGCACAAAATGATTTTCTACGATTAGCGTCTTTAGAACCTGCTTTTAATTTAGAAGGTTTAGTTGTGACTGCTGTTTTAAGTTTTGATCCTGGATTAGCTGCTCTGTAAGATGCAACGCCTTTTTTATTTAATCCGCCAGATTTAGATTTTCCTTCTTTTCTCTGCCATGCTGCAGTTCTAGCCATTACGCTTTTTTAGTTGGCTTCTTTGCTGTCTTAGCTGCTGCTATAAAATTAGCTTTTGTTGGTCGACCTTTGTCTCCAGCTTTTGCCATCTTTTCTCCTGAACCAGCTTTGATTCTATCTTTTTTAGCTTTAATGTTTGCATATAAACCGGCTCCACCGCCTTTACCAAATTCTTTTCTCATCATTCCACCACCCATAGCTTTTTTTCTAGCGATGAATTTTGCTTTTGGATCCGCAGCAGTTACGTTTGGATTTCTATCTAGTCCGTGAATAACACTTTGCATTCCTAAACTTGATTTTTTCTTTTTCTTAACGTCTTTACCTTTTTTATAACTCATTCTCATATTATTTGTCTCCTTTTAAAGCTTTTTCAAACATTTTACCTATTACTTTAGAATTGTCTTTAATAATTTGTTTTTTTTTATCCGATTCTTTTACAGCTTTTCCTACAGGAGCAAATGTAAATTTTTTGCCTTTAAATTTTGGGTTTGCCATTTCAAATTTAGTTTGTTTTAATTTTGCAGCAGAACCTTTTCCTTTTTGTATTGCAATAGCTAGTTTACTTTCAGCTTTACCTAAACTTGTTGTATTAACTTTTGCTTTAGGTGTTAAGAATTCAAATACTTTTTTTCCTGCTTTAAAATATTTTGACATTATTTTCCTACCTTTTTCATTGCTTGATTATGTGATTTTTTAAATGTCATACCTTTTTTCATTTTCTTTTTCATTGTAGACATGTGCTTTGCAGTGTGGTGCACGCTATGTTTTTTTAAAGTATTTTTTTCTTTTTTATCAATCATTATTTTTTTGCTCCGCCTTTAAATATTTGTGTTCCTTTTATACCATAAATAGATGCTACTACAAGTATCCATAAATTAGTAAACCATTTAGGAAGCTCTGAAAACATCTCAAAAAACAGTTTTACTTTGTCCATCGCTGTCGGATCGTCACTTACGACTGCCCAGGCCAGGATTGCGATTGGCAAACTTAAAATTATTAAAACTGCCTCGTCCTTCCAATCTGATTGACGTGCTTCTAATAGTTTTCCTTGGTAAGCTTCAGTCCCATCGGCCATTTTTGATGCATGCATAAGCTGTGCATCTGACATTGCCATTTTAGTCTTCTGCTTGTTAGCGTAAATTTTACTACCAGCAGAGACGGCTAATTTTATTGCCGAAAACCACATACTAATACCAAGTTACGTCTTTTTGTTTTCTTGCAGCACCAGTTCCTTTAACCGGATTAGTGTCACCTTTAGCAATTTTGTTTTGTCCTCTAAAACTTTTCTCTGATTTAGGGTCAACAACTTTTGTTTGCTCTGGCATTACTATTTTTTTGCCGCCTGTTTTGTAATTCATCATAATATACTCCTTTTACCTGTTTGGTTTCATGTTAGCAAGCTCAAATCTTGCATCATTTGCAATTTCTTGCTTTTCAAGTGAAGTATCAGCACGTAATTCTGCTAAATCTTCGTTCTGTTGCATTTTTTGTTGATCAGATTGTTGTGCTTGAAGTAGTTTAGCTCTATCAAGTTCTTGTTTAGCAGTTGCTTCTTCCTGTTTACGTTGATTCTCCATTGCTTTTAAATCAACTTCTCTTGATTTTAGTTTTAATAACGGATCAGAATCAAATTGTGATGTTATTTCTTTTTCTTCCTTCATAAAATCACCTGTCATCTCTGCAATCAACACAGCTTTTCTAGCTTCAATACCTTGAGTCATCTCAGCCAACTGTTGTTGTGCTTGAGGGTTAACTGCTGCTTGTTGTGCAAGCTGTTGCATCTGCATCATCTGTTCTCTGTATTCTAATTGTACTTGTTCTGTTGCCATCAAACTAATATGTTCTAAAATATTTTTTTGTATTGCTGCCATAACCGGTGGATTGTTTCTAACCAAGTTAAGTGACATAAAATTTAAGTGCGCTGTAACATGTGCTCTATGATCTTGTGCTGGAAATGCTTGAAATTGTTTTCCACCCAATGCATCAATGTGTTCTAATGATGGATCCTTAGGTGCTTTTGGTGGCGGTGGTGGTAGAATTCTATCTATATCTTTTATACCTAACGCCTCATACATTTTTCTAAATGCCATGTACAAATTATGTATTTGCGGATTTGACATTGCAAGTTGTAATCCAGTTTGAGCTAAAGATATTCTTTGACTCATTGAGAATATGTTTGGATCCGCAACCGGTAATACATCGACTTTATCATCAAAGTCTGCAACCTTAATATTCTTCTGTCCTCCTACAACATCGTACGGATATTCTGGTGGTAAGTATGTAGAAAATACTTTGGCCAGTAATTTAAATTCTGATTTTAATCCCACATATAATCTTTTATGGATTGCTGACATAACTCTAGAACCACGTTCTAAAAGAGCCACAGTCGTACCAACAGCCGCCTGCTGGTTCCCGTCACCGACTTGCATGTCAGCAATTGACGCGAATCTCTGTCCTGCTTGAACAACTATTCCCATCAACTGTAATAATGTAGCTGAAGGTTCTTTGTATGGAAGGAATACGAAAGCATCTTTTAGATTGCCACCCGGAGTATCTACATCTTTAAATTCTCCTGGTTGTATTGGTGTAGCATCGTCTTTGACTCTAACACCTCTTTGTTTAAAACCTGCGGGTAAATTTGATAAAGTCCCTGCGTCTAACAACTGACGGAGAGCCGCCGTTGCCGTACGACTCAATCCGCCAATCATATGTATCAATCCAAATCCGTAAAATCCTAGTCCTGGCAGAAATTTAAAGTGGACAAAATATTGGATCTTAGCTTTAAGTGGATCATTGGGCGCGAAGTTTCGTCTTACCGACAAAACTTTTTGACTACCTTCTTCGATTGTAACGACGTAAGGTAATTTTATTTCAGTTGGTTCTCCATCCTGACCAACATCTTCAAAACCTTCTAAATCTAAATTAACATGACACTCTAACAACGTATATAAATTTTCTGCTTTAGATGTTCTTGTTACACCTTCTAATTCACGTTCTTTATCTGTTACTTTATCTGCATCTGATACGTCAGATGGTTTTGATAATTCTATATCTGAATAAAAACCATTTACTTGTTGTTTTCGTAAATCGTTTTCAGAAATTTTAATAACATGGATGACTGATTCCGCATCGTCTAATGAAGTAGCCGTATATGGCACAACAAGGTCATCTGCAGGGACAAACTTAGAAACTGCTCGTCCTAATAAATCATCATAGTAAACTTTTTTAAATGTCGAACCTGCTAGAGGTAAATGAAATAACATCTGATCAAATTCTGGCTCATACTCTTTCATTTGATCTAAGATTTGGTAATTCATAAAATCTTTTACTCTTTGAGACTGTTGCTCTTTTTGAGGACTTGATACACCTAAAATTTGTGTTCTAACCGGTCCATCACTTGGTAATAATTCTTTGTAAGCTAATGCTTGAAATTGAGTTACAGCTTCTGCTAATACTGGGTGCGTTGCACCTGACGCTCCTTGGAAAGGTTCGTTACGATTGTCGTATTTAAAACCTAAAAGATCTAAACCATTGATATAAGAACTTTCCCAATCTTTTCTTGATGATTTATAATCTTGATAGTCACCTCTAAGTTTTGATCCTAAAGGATCTAAAGTTGTTTCTGGTAATATGTCAGCTAGGTTATCGAAATGTGATTCCGCACCTGCTTGGTTCACGGCACCCGGGTCAAAATTAATAGTTGCACCACCATCTTCTTCTGGTGTTACTTCTACCGGTCCCTGTTCTGTTTCTTGCTCCGCAACATCGACCTCTTGTTCCTGCCCAGGAACTTCTAACTCGGTACGTGTGTTTGGGAGAGCTTTATCTATTTCTGCCATTTAATCTCCGTTATCGTTTCTTAACATTATTAAACAAAGAACGCAACCCTTGTGAATCAGGGTTCATTGACTTTGTCATTGCGCCTTCTGGATCACCACCCGATAGTCCTGCTATACCACCACCTGCCATATTTGCAATGCCTCCGGCATCAGCTATTTTTTGAGTTTGATCTTGTATTTTAAAAAAATCTCTAACATCATCGCGCCCTGTTACAGGTTTACTACTAGTATCCCCAGGAAAATTTATAGGGGTATATTTATAATTAAGTTCTTTAGGATCTCTTCCATAACTAGTGTAAATTTCATTTATTTCTTGATCAGTATAGCTAGGGTATAATTCTTTCATTTCATCCATTTTTTTATTTGTATATCTTTCATCAAAAATTGGAGCTGTACTAAACTTTGGTAATTTATTTAATATACTTCTGTTTGCTTCTTGTGTACTTAAAATATCAGTAGCCGTATCTTTATTACGAAGAATATTAGGGTTATTTATAGTTTCTAATATGTTTCCTTGAATATTAAAACCACCAGGTTTATTTAATTCATTTATTGTCATGTTAATTTGTTTTAATTCATCTTCTCGAGATTGCATATCCACGCCTTCAAAACTTTCTAAATCTAAATTATCTTTATTTTGTTCTAATGAATATTGTCTATCATATAATGATTGTAAAGAATCAGCTTGTTTGTATGCCGTAGATAATTGTTTAAGTTGATCTATATCAACACCACTTCCTTTTAGTCTTTCAAACTCCATAGCTTCTACATCTTGTTTCCATTTAGGACCTAGTATTGCATTTAAATTTTTTCCAATAGCTTCTTTTAAAGGTTTGCCTGCTGCTACATCATAACCAACAAAACCAGCTGCAAGCAAAGCTTCTGCTGCTAATGCTTGTGGACCTACTAAACCTTTTAATGACAAAGCACCTTTACCAAAGTTTAAAATTTTTTTAGACATAGATAATTCTGCTTTAGTTCCCTTACCCGTTGCCACAATTCTTTCTAATTTTTGTTTACCTCTGAGTGCACACGATGAACCTTTATTAAATTTAATTCTACCGCCAGATGCAGCTTGTAATCCTTTAGGACAACCTAAAATACCTAATTTTTGTGTTATATCTTCAATAAGTTTTGGATTTGTTTTTAATGTTTTGTTAAATAATTTTGTTGTTTGAGTTTTAGCTGTTTTAAGTTGTGTTTCCGGGGAAGTTTTATCTGCTCCTATTGATTTATTATTAACATAGTATCTTGTATTTAATTTTTTTAATTCAGTATTTAATTTTTTTTTTGTTATATTTCCTTTTTTATATTCTATCATTTTTTTACCAGCTTGATCGTTTTTATCTTGCAATAATAATTGTATTTTTTTTGAAGGAGATTCTGTCATTGATATTTGGTGGTGAAGGTGTAAAGGATTATCTTTAAAATATTTCGAAGACATTTTATCAACGTATCTTGGGTCAGCTTGTAAAAAATTTTGCAATTCATATAATTTTGGTACTTTTTCATAAGCTGAAAAATAACTACTTATTGCTTTATTGGGTAAAGCTCTTTTATATTTGTCTGCAAGTTTTGCTAAATTGTTAACATTTTTAAAATCTGGATGGTCAGTTATTAATTTTGAATTTTTACCTAATTTACCTTTGTATCCTGCTTCATAGTAATTTACTCCTGTTGATTTATCTGTAACTCCTAAAAATTTACCATCTTTTATAATTTTTTTGTAATTAGGGTTATCTTTAGAAGCATTTGACAGATATAGAAGAAGTCTATTTCTTTGTTCTGCTAAAACACCTTTCCCTTGATTATTAGAAATAAATGTAGATTTTTTTCTTTCAGCTGAATAATATTCATCTTTTTTCTTTGTTAAAAATTCTTCTTTGTATTTAGGATCTTTTTTCTTTTCTGCCATATATTTTTTTTGATATTCTTTTTTCTTTTGTAAAAAAATTTCGGGGTCTCTGTATTTAGATCTAGTGGTATGGGATGCATCTAACCATTCTTTTGGAGTAAATGCTTTTTTAGTTTTTGGGTTTTTATATTTATTATTTTGTAAATCTTCTAACAGTTTAAATTTTTCTTGGTA